ATTGGAATATCGCAGAAGGTACTAACGCAACAGTACGTTTCTTGCCTGACGGTGATCCAAACAACACTTTTTTCTGGATCGAACGAGCAATGATCAAATTGCCTTTTGCCGGTATCAAGGGTGAAACTAATTCTAAACCTACAACTGTACAAGTTCCTTGTATGGAAATGTGGGGCGAAACTTGTCCAGTTCTTACTGAAGTTCGTCCATGGTTTAAAGATAAGAGTTTGGAAGACATGGGTCGTAAGTACTGGAAAAAGAAGTCTTATCTTTTCCAAGGCTTTGTCTCTGATAGTAAATATCAGGAAGATAAGACTCCTGAAAATCCAATCCGTCGATTCATTATCGGCTCGCAAATTTTTAACATTGTTAAGAATGCGTTGATGGATAGTGAAATTGAAGAATTGCCAACCGACTACGTTCGTGGTTTGGATTTCAAGATCACAAAAACCAGCAAAGGTGGATATGCTGACTACAGCACTTCTAATTGGGGACGTCGTGAACGTGCTCTAAGCGCAGAAGAAAATGCCGCAATCCAGCAATATGGATTGTTTAACCTGAGCGACTTCTTGCCTAAGAAGCCAGGCGAAGTTGAACTCAAAGTTATCAAAGAAATGTTTGAAGCATCAGTAGATGGTGAAGCATTTGACATGGAACGTTGGGGTCAGTACTTCAAACCAGCAGGCATGGGCGGTAGTGGTCAAGCTACGGGTTCAGCACCACGTGCGGCTGCTCCAGCACCTGCTCCAAAAGCATCTGCTCCAGCAGATGACGAGGACGATGCTCCGTTTGATACAACTCCTGCCGCCCCGGCAGCTAAAGAAGAATCCGCAGGCGGAGATGCTAGTAGCCGAGCAGCCGACATCATTGCGATGATTCGTAAGCGTCAACAATCTTAATAGGGGATAGACTATGACTAAGAGCTTTGATATTTCAAAGTTCCGCAAGTCTATCACTAAAAGTATTGATGGCTTGGGAATTGGTTTCAATGATCCAACAGATTGGATCTCAACTGGCAACTATGCCCTAAACTATCTTATCAGTGGGGACTTCTTTAAGGGGGTTCCTCTTGGTAAGGTAACGGTATTTGCTGGAGAATCTGGTGCTGGTAAGAGTTATATTTGCTCAGGCAATATTATTCGTCACGCACAAGAACAGGGCATTTACGTTGTTTTAGTAGACAGCGAAAACGCACTTGATGAAAAATGGTTGCTGGATCTAGGTGTAGATACCAGTGAACAAAAACTACTTAAACTCAATATGGCTATGATCGATGACGTGGCCAAAACAATTAGTGAGTTTATGAAAGAGTACAAATCAATGGCCGAGGACGAACGTCCTAAAGTATTGTTTGTAATCGATTCACTTGGTATGTTGCTTACTCCAACTGACGTAAATCAGTTTGAAGCAGGCGAAATGAAAGGTGATTTGGGTCGTAAACCTAAAGCATTAACCGCATTGGTTCGTAATTGTGTTAACCAATTTGGTTCATACAATGTTGGTCTTGTTTGTACAAATCACACATACGCCAGCCAGGATATGTTTGACCCAGACGACAAGATCAGTGGTGGACAAGGTTTTGTTTACGCAAGTTCTATCGTAGTTGCTATGAAAAAACTCAAACTCAAAGAGGATGAGGACGGCAACAAAGTCAGTGATGTGCTAGGTATTCGTAGTGCTTGTAAAATTATGAAAACACGATACTCTAAACCGTTCGAAAGTGTTCAGGTAAAAATTCCATACTCGACTGGCATGTCTCCTACCTCCGGATTGGTTGACATGTTTGAGAAAATGGGTGTATTATCTAAAGTAGGTAATAAACTTGCCTACACCAGTAAAGAAACAGGCGAAATTATTGCCGAGTTTAGAAAAAACTGGACAGAAGATAAATTAATGAAGATCATGTTAGAATGGGATAATAGCGTAGTTTCTAACATTGTTACATTGGAACCCGATTCAGAGGAAGCATAATAAAATGGACGAAAGTTTAATCATCGAAACTTGGGATGTATTCAAAGAGTACATCTCTGAAAAAAATAGAGACACTGCAGCAAGTCACTATGTTGATTTCTTGCTTGGTAAGGATGTCGACACATCAACGCTAGAAAGTGTTATGGGCTATGATCCTCATCTTGACGATGCTATTCAATTAGTACTCGGCGAAGAAAGAGACGAGGAAGAGAATGAAGATGACGACTGGGACTCTTACGAAGAAGATGAGGACAACTAATGAGTTGGTATGCTAACGTCAGCAAAGACATAGCACACTTACCCAATTGTTTAGATCATTTTTACGGCGAGCTTGACAAGGCAAGACTTGAAGTCAAAGTACACGGAAACGTAGAACGGGCTTCAGCTGCCTTGCCTGGCATTGTCGAACAAAGATTCAATCAACTTCAAGAAATTGAAGCTATATTAGAATATCTAAACATTGAGCTTCGTAGAATTAGGTCTAAGGCTTTTAAAAAATATCTCGAAAATTATCAACGTGCGTTGAGTAGCAGAGATTGTGAAAAATATGTTGAAGGCGAGGCAGATGTAGTTGATATGGAAAAAATTATCAATGAATTTGCTATGTTAAGAAACCAATGGCTAGGCATTATCAAGGCTTTAGATATTAAACAATGGCAATTGAGTAATATTATTAAGCTAAGAGCAGCCGGTCTTGAAGATATTAGTTTATAAATGTACATCGAAGATATTCTCTACAATCTTGAAACACACTGCCGCGGAAGTAAGTGGGATGCTGGTGTAATTTCAAGTCTTTCATTACAGGTGAATTTCAATGGCTCAGGATTTACTGAGAAACAGTCCCAGCTGGCATTGAAATTGATCAAACGATATATCGGTCAATTAAATGTCTACTATGGAAAAGATATTTCCATGTATGTTGACGCACCGACCTATAGATTAGCCATAAGATCTTCATCTTTGTCTAATAGAAAAATTTCTATAATTCCTCACGCACAATGGACTAAGGCAGTTAAAGTAGAATTTCCTTACAATGAAGAATTTATCAGTCTTATTAAGAGCAATAAGACTAGTAACGGTGTTGCCATGTGGGATAAAGAACATAGAGCATGGTTATTTGCTCTTTCTGAGTCAAATATAACAATAATAAAAACGTTAATTGAAAAAGATCATTTTGAAATTGACGACGAATTTAGAAATTACTTAAATCAATACCAAGACGTTATTGTAAAAATAGAAAATTACATGCCAATGTTGGTTATTGAAGAAAATACCCCAAAATACGCAAATTTACCAAAATATGCCCCTACATTGAATACACATGATTTGTTGACATCAGTGTTCGAGGCTCGCAAAATTGGCATTAGTATATGGGACGACACCATTGAACAATTTTTAGCATCTGACAATGTTGACGATTTGGTACATACTTTTTTAAAGTCGGATCCTAGTGAAATTTTTCACCTAGATAGTGAAAATATCCCTATGAATCACTTGAAAAATATAGTAAAATATTTAGAGCCAGGAATGTTTATTATCCCAGGTGGAATGGAATTTGAAAAAACACAGACAGCATATAACTTTTTAAAAGAGTGCGGTGTTGACAATTCAGAAATCTCGGTAATGTTTAGATTACCCAGCGGAACAGGTCAAAATTTCAATGAATTTGTGAAAACTAACAACTTGAACAATCCTATTACTGATAAAACACGATATGTTTTTATTAGTACAAAGATTCCTAAACCTGTGTTGGTGTCAAAGGCAAAGTTCAATTGTGTAATAAGCCTAGGTGCTCATAATATGCACTATACTATCAGAGATTTCCAGAAAAATTGTCAAAATTTCATATATTATTGCGAACAGCGACCTAACAAGGAATTAAGTTTTGGCATCGTGTAATGTTATTATCAAAGATGAAGTCAATGTTAAGATTGAAAATTTAGATCTTGACACACGCAAAGCATTGGTCAAGAAATTCAAGTACGAAGACCCTACTGCACGCTTCAGACCTGCCTATAAATTAGGTCGTTGGGACGGCACAGTCTCATTTTTTGGTCTTGGCGGAACAACTTACCTGAGTATGCTTCCGCAAGTTTTAGAATTTCTTGAACAGAGAAATTACTACATCGAACTTGATGATCAACGGATATCAACTGCCTTAAAATTTGAGGAAATTTTTGAGGATTTTTGGGGTGATCAAACATGGCCAGAAGGTCATCGATTTGCTGGACAAAAGATTAGATTACGTGATGACCAAGTTGAGGTTATTAATAAATTTCTCGAGAATCCGCAATGTATTCAAGAAATTGCCACTGGTTTTGGCAAGACAATTACCACCGCAACTTTGGCGAAAATTTGTGAAAAATATGGAAGAACAATCACTATTGTACCGAACAAAAGTCTTGTCGAACAGACAGAAGAAGATTTTATTAACTGCGGCCTTGACGTCGGAGTTTATTACGGCGACAGAAAAAATCTTGATAAAACACACACTATCTGTACTTGGCAAAGTTTGAATATTTTGGATAAAGGCTCCAAGGATTTTGACGGAGAAGAACAGCTTGCAAGACTGACAGAATTATTAGATGGTGTTAGCTGTGTTATGGTCGACGAGGTACACATGGCCAAAGCCGATGTGTTAAAAACTTTATTAACACGAAACCTTGCCAATGCTCCAATACGTTGGGGACTAACAGGAACTGTGCCAAAAGCAGACCATGAATTTCAAAGTATTCGTGCTAGCCTAGGAGAAATTGTACATAGAGTTTCAGCACACGAACTACAAGAAAAAGGTGTATTAAGCAATTGTCACGTGAATATTATTCAAACAGCCGAGTGGAAAGAATTTGGCGGGTATGCAGAAGAATTAAAATTCTTAGTCGAAGATTCTACTAGGATGGAATATATTGCCCAAATAATTAGGCAAATTGCCGAGAATGGTAATACACTAGTATTATGCGGAAGAATTGAAACAGGAAAATTTTTAGTCAACGAAATACCTGACAGCGTTTTTATTTCAGGTCAGGTTAAAACTAAAGATAGAAAAGAAGAATATGACGAAATTAAAACAAGTGATAACAAGATTA